TCAAAGTAATTATAAGTAACTTGTCTATCAATAACTGTAGATCCTTCAGAACAATAAAACCAAGTTATTTCTCCAAACAAATTATTTAAACCTGCATTAATTAATTGTGATGCTGTAGTGTTTAAATTTGTAAAAACAAAATCTTCTACCAAACAAATCATTGATTCTAGATTACCAGAGTATTTAAAAAATCCGTTTTCAGAAAACCAGTAGGCAGCACCATCAACTTCAATTGCAGCATTCTGTCCTATTAGTCCACAGTTTGTACCAACTTGTGCAAAACCAAAAGTAAAAGGTGATCCAACAAAACGCATGGTAAATAAAGATGTGTCTGACCATATGTAAATTGCATCTCTACCTCTGACTGCTCCTACAATTTTTGATCCATCAGCTAACCTCTGTGTACCAGCTGTATTAGTTGCTGTAGGTGTGTAAGTATTAATATCTTCTTGATCAGAGAACCTAATAAACATTTCATCTTGTGTTGTTGGATCTCCGATAGTTGTTTCTGTTCCAAAGAATACTAAGTGCCTATCAGGTGTAGATACTATCATGTCTCTTGATGCAGTCGGTGCACCAGATATAATTGTGGCTCGTGTTGCTGTAGCGTTTGATGCATCAGCATTCCATGAAAAAACTTCTGCGTTGTGAATCAAAGCAATTACAGTTTTACCAAAAGCGTCAATACTCCAAAGACCTGGATCAAGAACTAAGTCTCCTGATGCAGCTTCACCCCATGCAACATAGTCTGATGAATTGGTTACCGTTGCACCACTAGAGTGTCCTGATCTTGTAGAGTTTCTAACTGCTCTTGTAATTCCTGTTAAATCATTTCCAGAAATACCTGTGTAAGAAATTTCTTCATTGCCAACTTGAATAAAGTTTGTACCTGAAGATGGAAAATTTGTTGTGCTTGTTAATGTGATAGAAGTTCCTGATCCACCAGTTCCTGCTGTGTCAT